AAGGTGGGCTCAACTTCGGTGGTGCCAGAGGCGCCGACGTTCTCGAGGAGCGCGCCGCCATTCGCCGGGGTCCGGTCGAGCTCGGGCAGCTCCTTGATAATGACGTTGCCGATCCTGAGGTCCCCGCCCGAGAACAACTGATTGTCCTCGCCGCGCACGTCCGCATTGCTGAGGAGCGTGTCCATGTTCGCCGCGAGGTCGCGGAACGGGAGCGAGCCGGCGAGGAGCACGAAGCGTTCCTTGCCTGCGTCCTTGCCCTCGGTCATGATCGGACGGATGTGCGGGGAGCAGTTCTGCGCCATCCGCTTCATCAGCCGAACGATGTCCTGGTGCAAGTCATCCGCCGTGCCATCGATGTTCGCGAGGTCGGCGGAGTGATCACCCGAGTAGTTGCCTTTCGCCGCGCCAAAGAGGATGCGCTGGTTGGATACCGCCGGGTTGTTCGTGCTGTTCCACGTGTCCTTCTGCGTTTCGGTCGCGGCCGTGTAGGCGGTGAGACCATCCACGACGGGAGACAGAAGCCGCGCAATGAACAGGTCGCGCAGCTGCTCGGCGTTCCACAGCCGGAGCATGATCTTCGCGGCCTCGAGCAGATCGATCTTCGTCTTGATCTTCTCGTTTGCGCCGACGACCACGCCGTTGCGGAGTTGGGAGACGGTCACAAGGTGACCGTAGTTACCAAGCGACTCCTCGTTGCCCTCGAGGGTGTTGTCGCCAGTGACGCCGGCGCCGGTGAGGCGGGTCACCTGTGCGAAGGTGATTCGATCGCCGGCCTCCTTGCCGCCGATCTCCTTCACCTGGATTGCCGAGTTTTCGCCCTCGCCCATGAGACCCTTGAGGGGATTCATGCGGACGTACTCGTAGAACTCTTGATCTGCCCACTGCGTGACTCGCAGGGCGGAAGCGACTGACGTATCACTCATGACGCGGCCTCAGATGCCCGCGTGTGTCAGCCTCGGAGGATGTCCTTCATCGACCGAGGGCCCGACCACGCGTGCGATGCGCTGGACCCGTTTCCTCGGGCGCCAGCAATCGTTTTTGGGGGTACCTTCACGGGCCGCTTGCTCTCGCCTGGCTCGCCGCTTCGCTCCGCTTCCCACTCCGCACGCAAGCGTTGCCTGTATGCTTCGGGGTCGCTGCCAATCTCAGTCGCGAACAGCGCCTGTTTGCCCATCTGGTAGGCAAACTCCGCTGGGTCCGGGGCCGCGAGCATCTGCGCAATCAGCTGCTGGTGTTGCCGCGCTACCGCGGTGAACGCCGCCGACGCTGCGTCGAAGTCCTCGTGCCTCGTCCGAGCCGCCGCCTCGAATGCGTCAACGCGGGTTTTGGTGATCTCGGCTCGCATCTGCTGCGCGATTGCGTCGCGCTCAGCCTGCACGAATGCCCGAGGGTTTTCCCAAAACTTCGCGTCTACGTCTTCGCTGGACGGCTCTTTCGCTGGCGCCTGGCCTTGGGCCTGCGCCTTCTGAAACTGAGCCTGGAGCTCCGCGACCTGCCTTTCGAGGTCACGCGCCCGCTTGCGCTCCGACTGAAGCGCCTTCTTTCCGGCATCGCCGAGGCCTTCCGGCAGCGACTCCCCGTCCTCGGACCCACCCTGGGCAACCTTCGCGGTCGCCTTCTCGTCACTCGCCTCGGTTGCCTCGCGCGTCGCGCTCGAAGCTTCCGCCGAATTCTCCGGGAGGTCGTCGGCCTTGATCGGGTCGATAGTCTCCAGAGATTCGGTGGCAGTGCTCTCGGATGGCTCTTTGTTCGAGAGGATCTCTGACATCGGTCTCATGCTTGCCAGCTCCAAAAACGCCGTGCATCGCGCCTGGCGTCGTTGCGCCGGGCGTCGCGCCCAGCACACCACCACCTTACCCGCATCGCGGAGCTTGTCAACGATTGTTGACGGAAAGTGCATCCAATCGTTGACAACGGGAGCGGCTCGGGCCAAGGTCATCGTGCGCGTTGCGCATTTTCCGACCACACCGGAGACCTAGATCCATGACCCGTTTCGCCAAGCTCGCATTGCTCGCCCTCCTTGCCGCGCCCCTCGATGCTCTCGCCGTCAACACCCAGGTCAGCCCGGGATCGTGGAAGGCTGCAGGCAAGACCGGCTACGTCTACGGGCGCTCGGATGGCGTGTTTCAGGAGGAGAATTCGAAGGCCGTCTATATCGTCGAGAACGGCGTGCCCGCGAAGGCTGCGGGCTTTGGCGTTTATGAGTCATTCACGCCTGGCGACTTCGCCGCGGTGCCCTCGGCGCTTATGACGCTTGCGGGACTCGTGCAGTCGGCCTCGGCGCAGCAACTCAACATCGCCTACTTCGGATCGAACGTGTTCATCTTCGGCCAGTCGACGGCCCAGACGATCTTGCCCGTCATTGACTCGGTCGGCCTGGATATCTCCGGCGACCAGGTGAGTGCCGAGGCCTATGAGATGTTCGGCGGTGTGCTCGGCGCAAGCGGACGCCCCGCGGTCATCGGCGTGGACCCCGCGTTTTACTTCTGCGCGACGCTCGAGGTTGCAGACGCCTCCGGCGCGAGCGACCTGCACGTCGGCTGGCGCTCTGCGACGCAGACCCAGACCGGCACCATCACCACCTATCTCAACTACGCGACCATCGGGCTCGAGGGCACGAGCAACCCGAACACCATCCAGCTGATGACGGGCAACGATGACACCGACGTCACCACCGACACGACCGACACCTGGGCCGACGCCGCAAGCAAAAAGCTCTGCGTCAATGTCAGCGCCGCCGGTGCGGTGACCTACACGATCAACGGCTCGGCCCCGACCGCGACCGCTGCGTTCTCGTTCGACGACGGCGACAGCGTGATCCCGTTCATCCAGTTTCAGCACGGCGCCGACGTTGCCGGCGCGGTCGATCTCACCCTCTGGGAAGTCGGGTACCAGGGCTAACCGCGATGGCAAAGATCATCGCCGCCGCCCTGCTCCTCGCCGCCGCAGGCTGTGCGCTCGTTTGCGAGCGCCCGCCTCCGCAGGCCGCGTGTGCCGAGTGGGATTGCAAATACGACAAGGCCGGCAACGCGCACGACTGCGCCTGTTACGAGTAGGGAGGGCCCGTGGCACAGCTCAACCCGAATCAGTACAAGAAGCTCACGAAGGGCATGACCTATGGTCAGTCTGACGGGCTCTATTACGACGCGACGAACGCGCAGGTCGTGATCGTGATTGCCGATACCATCGTCGGCAAGATCCCGCTCACGCAGACCGCGGGCACCGTCCCGATCTCGAGCGGCGTCTTCACCGCGCTGACCGCGCTGGCTGGCGACGTCACCATTGACCAGTACGGCACCACCGCCATTGGGACGGCCAAGATCACGCCCGCGATGCTCGCCAAGCCCCGCCTGCGGGTCGTAACTGAGACGCTCACCGCGGCTTCGCTCACAGACGGCGGCGCGGCGGTCGGCACCAAGTCACTCGCTGCCGCGGTTCCTGCCGGAGCTCGGTACCTGTTCACCACGAGCACGGCAATCACCGCCTTCGCCGGCGACGTGTCGGCGGTCATCACGCTGGGCGACGGCTCCGACGTCGACCGCTACAACACCGGCACTCCGTCGCTCTTCACGACCGCGGCGGCCGGCGTCGACATGGGGGTCGCGAGCGGCACCGCGTTCCATGCAGCGGCCGTCACGAGCATCGTGGCCACCGTCACAAGCAACGCGGACATCACGCCGGTTCTCGCTGGCGGCGGAAGCGTCAATCTTCAGTTCTGGTTCCTCGAGCCCATCTAAGACCAGGAGCGCCCTTTGGCTTCGCCGAAGCTCCCCACGCATCAAGAGCTCGTCGAAGAGTTCGAGGAGTGGGAAGAGGACACCCTCGAGGGCCAAAAAGCCTCGCGGCGCGACCGCGACTACTACGACGGCAAGCAGAAGACGCGCGAGGAAGAGGACGAGCTAGCGGCCCGCGGTCAACCGAACGTCATTTTCAACCGCATCGCCCGCAAGGTCAACACCCTCCTTGGCGACGAGGTCCTAAAGCGCGTCGACCCGATGGCGCGGCCCCGCACGCCCCAACACGAGGACGCGGCGCGCTCTGCGACGGACGCCCTTCGCTATATCGCCGACGAGCAAGATTTCAACGTGCTCTGTGGCGAGGCATTTACGAACCTCATCGTCGAGGGCTCGTGCGCCGCGGTGGTCGAGATCGAGGACGAAGACGGCGACCTGTGCGTGAAGCTGCGCCACGTGCCCTGGGACCGCCTCTACTACGACACGAAGTCACGCGCGCCCGGCTTCACCGACGCCCGCTTTCTCGGAGTCGTCCTCTGGCTCGACCTCGACGACGCGAAAGACATGTTCCCCGACTACGCCGACGAGCTTTCGGCCGCGGTCGCCAAAGAAGGCTCGTCCTCGAGCGACACGAGCGAGGACCGCCCCCGTCAGTGGACGAACGGCAAGCGTGACCGGGTCAAGATTTGCGAGCACTACCGGCGCATTGGTGACCAGTGGTATCGCGTCCACTTCACGAAGGGACTGACCCTCGGCGAGCCCGAGTTGACCGGCTACCTCGACGAAAAGGGCCGCCGCAACGTGTGCCCCGTGGTCGCGGCCTCGTGCTACACCGACCAGAACAACCTTCGCCGCGGCGTCGTACGCGACCTCATCAGCGCCCAGGACGAGGTCAACAAGCGCCACAGCAAGGCGATGCACCTGCTTGTCGCGCGCCCCGTTATTGCCGAGATCGGCGCGGTGCCCTCGCCCATGGAGTTTCAGGCCGAGCTTGCGAAGCCAGACGGGTTCGCCGAGGTCCGCGCTGGCGCTCTCACGGACGGGTCGATCCAGCTTCCGAGCAACCTCCCCTTCGAGCAGGCCCACGCGCAGATGCTCCAAGAGGCCAAGTCCGAGATCGACGACCTCGGCCCCTCTGCCGCGAACATCCCAGACTTGCCACAAGGCGCCTCGGGCCGCGCGTTCCAGGCCCGCCAGCAGGCCGCCCAGCGCCAACTGCAACCCGTGTTCTCCGCGTTCGCCCAGTGGCGCAAGGCCATGTTCCGGCAGATGTGGTTGCGCGTGCGCCAGTTCTGGACAGAGGAGAAGTGGCTCCGCGTCACCGACGATCAGGAGCTCAACGGCAAC